TGAAGTGCCATAAGTTTATCAGCAACGTCACCGACGTGTTTGATTAACTGTCCTGCTACTTCATATGCTCTGGGGTGGTCACTGCCTTGTGCTACATCTAAAGCACCATCGACTGCTTCCTGACCTTTCTCTATCAAGGAGTATAGATTTGCTCTAGCATACTCATGATCATCATTGACTTGATCATCAGTATTCTTGACAGGGGTTGCTTTTTTGGGTTTAGGTTCAGAGGTGTCAAACGCCTTTTCTAAACCACCGAAATTGTTATCCATAGAAAGATGTCATCTCGTTGAATCCGAAGTCATCATCACTCTCAAGGAGTTCTGTGTCAGCGGTTGTAATAATATCTATAACTGCACCACTCGCATGAGCAGATTGAGTTGTAGCATTTTGACCACGGAGTACGTTAATAGACACTCCATCAGGTTTGGTCTTGACCTTCATAACCTCGTTGTTGATCTCAATATAGTCACCTATGTTGAATACAGTTGAGTCTGTAACAGGTAAGGTCGCGACTGACTTGTTGACCTGTGCTGTCAACGTTAGACCAGCTCCATCACTATCCTTATCACGGAGAGCAGTAGGTTCTACCTGATATGTCATACGACGTACTGGAGCCGCAGGGGTACCAGTATCGTAGTGAACTTTTGCTTTCTTGATTGGTTTGCCAGTCTGTGTAGGTCCGAAGATGTATGCTTTGACAGTAAAGGTACAGTCAATCGTAGTTAATTTACGTTGATCAAAGTTACCTTCGTATTCATCTGCGTAGTTTATACTATTTAAAATTATCGGTATATCACGATACTCATTGATGTCATCTATAATCTTGATACTGACACTATAACCAGGTTGGAAAACAGGAACTATCTGTTCTATAATTTCCAATGCTTCATCGTTTGTCTTAGATAAGATAGACAAACTAAAGTCTAGATTGTATGGTACTGGTGTATATATTTTTCTCGCACTCTTTCCATCTTTCTTATAGTCAGCCGTGATAGGACTTAACTTTCTAGAACTATCGTATGATATACCTGATAGTTCAAAAGATATTCTAGGTAGAGTGATAGCAACCTTCTTGTTTAATTCTGGTTGTCCCTCTAGTCTAGCTAAAAACTTTTGCTTAGGACCGTAAGCAAGAGGTACTTTCATCTTCTGGTAAGTTGTACCACCTGTCTCTTTCCTAACTTCTATTCCGTTGAATAAAGTACCAAAAGCGATAACACACTTTCTGATTACCTTATTATATGTGTATTCACCTAACATGTTATGTTCCTATACCAAATGGGTTACCTTCACTGAAGTCAATAATATCATCAGCAAATGTCTCAAACGTAGCAGACTCAGAGTATTTAGTATCTGTAGTCTTCATAGCGTCATAACTATGTATCGTTATTGACGCACCGCTTGTATTACCAACGAGTAGTTCTCCTATCTGGAAGTCTTCAGTAGGTGATTTTAATTTTAACCAGCCTTCAGATTTATCCCAGTCTGCTAAGAGAGCTGTACCCGCAGTAGTTCCACTGGTAACAGTCTCACCATCTACAAAGTTACCTGATAGTCCAGATGGTACAGACTCTATATCAAACGCAGCAGTAGTGTAGCCACTACCACCACTGTCAATTACTATTTGACTGACTGAATCGTACCCGTCCCCTTCATTTGTAATCTCGACTTTAGTGAGTGTACCATTCGAGTCAAAAGTCGGAGTGACCACAGGTTTGGTGCCTGCAGTGCCAGGATCATTAAAATCAATATAAGATCTAGATACATCATAACCTTCTCCTCCATTAAGAATTTTTAGACCAACCATCTTACCGTTCTTCACGGTAGGATCAAAGGTGGCAGGGGTAATTGGGATTGATCCACCCACGTTTACAACTATCATTTCAGCATGTGCTGTTGCTCCTGTACCATCACCTGTTACAGTCACAGTAGGAGTGAAGTTGTATTTAGAACCATTTGTATTAACGACAGCCTGTGATACTGCATCGCCAGTTAATAGTGGCGTAGCAGATGCTGACTGACCAGGTGATACAAGATAATAGTATTGTACAGTATACCCTGTATCTATCATCTCGTCGTCTCCTGCGAAGAACTCTCCACCTTCGTCGCTGTACTCGAAGAGTTCTGCTTTCAGTTTGTAGGTATAGTTCTTACCTAACTGGTAGAACGGTTCTTCGTGTTCTACAAACTTGATCTCAAAATAGTTTGAGGATAGTGGGAAGTATATTAAATCTCCTTCTTGTGGTCTTTCTCCTACCTCTATGTCCTCGTCTAACAATAGGAACTGAGATATAAGATCACTAAATCTCTGCTGTGATATAACCATAGTTATCTCATCAGTCTGTCTAATACCAAACTTTGTCAATAGATCTCCACCACCTTGGAACCCATCAAAGTTCTCTAGGTATGCTTCTATAATATATGAATCATCAAACTGTGATACTACTTCTTCATTGAACACATTATCTTTTGCTATCAGTTGTCTAGGAATGTATAACACATCCATACCAAACATCTTGATATACTCCTCAACAAGATTCTGCTGAAGGAACTGCTCGTTACGAGTGCCATGTGTGAAGAATACGTTTCTTGCCATTATCCGATCATATCCATTGGGGGCATTTCATACTTAGTCAACATCTCATCTTCTATCTTATTCAACTCCTCTTGTGCCTGTTGATATATCTGATCACCATTCATAGTGATACCACCTGGCAACTGTGCTCCTTGGAACTTAGATAAGTTCTGTCCCCACTGTCTCTTGATGAGCTGTGTGGTATATCTCTTGAGGAAGATGTCATCATATAGTGTAGTAAATGATGAAGGATCTAATGCTCTGTAAGCATCAAAGACTATAAAGTCTCCATCGTTTACATCAGTCTTGAAGTCAAGATCCATGTAAAGTCTGTCTCCTCTTGCTTGGAATCTGATTTGTTTCTGTCCTTCTAGTAACCAGTATATATCTTCTAATCTTCTGTTTACCATTTCATATGTAAGAATCTCAGTCTGAGTTAGATCCCAGAGATCATTCAATCTCCACTGGTATCTTACGTCAAATAGGTTAGTAGTATTCTTAGATGTGAAATCAAATATCTTAATGACTGAGGTGACATGCTCAGGCATAGTGATGAAGTTATTCTGCTCAAGGAAGTCTGCTTGTCTAGCTCCTACCTGTGTCACTGTGGTAGTAGTATCACTCTGCATCAAGTCTATAGTTGCTTGATCAAACTTATACTTTAGGAATGTTCTAATATAACCGTCAGTAGATCTCTCTTGGAAAAACTGCAAAGCATCATCAATTAGATCATCTATCTGATCGTCATCTACGTTTATTTCTAGGACTGGTGCTCCTAGTTTTCTTAGAGCATACTCTGCTAGAGTTGCTTTACTACTTGGTTTTGCCATTAGACTGTATCGACGTTAAATCTCGCTCTTACATAATATGTAGTTGTAGGTAACAATGTAACGTCACCTGGTAATGTATATGACAGTAGGTTGGTAGAGTTTCCTAACGATTGATGTACAATAGTAGTGAATGTATCTGCCTGTGAGAACTGCCAGTCAGTAGAGTTATGTCCATAACCAGTCTTAAATTCTGGTGTTAGAACATTGATAGTAGGATTAAATGCGGGAGTAATAGTTTGTATATTTGGTTGATCTACAACAGGAGTAGAGAACTGTACAGCATTCGAGTAATTACTTGATAGTCCTGCGTTATCTTTATACTTAACCTGAACTGAATAAGTTGTTTGGAAGTCAAGTGTACCAGCTGGTACTGTGAATGTAGTCAAGTTACCAGTATCACCCTGTGATAAATCAGGAACTGTGATAGCAGCAGTATCATATATGACTGCGTTATCAGATGTTCTCTTAATTAACCACCAAGATGCTGAATGAGTTGACCCTGCGTACTGTGATACAAATGCGTCTGATGTAAATGTAGGTTGTCTATTGAATGTCAAGTTAGTTGTTGAGTCTATATTGACAACAATACCAGTAGCTGCTTCTACAAATTCAGACTCATTTACAGTAATAGTAGCGGACTGAGATGTAACTGATATCGCATTGCTATTAGACAATACACAACGATACTCATTGTTGAGTGTTGGGAAAGGTTGTGTGACTGTAGTATATGACGCAGATGTAGCACCATTTATATTTGCCCAATTAGCACCACTGTCAGTTGACTTCTGCCACTGGTAGTTGATTGATCCAGATGTGATAGCAGCAGTAATACTAAAGGTTGCTGACTGTCCCTCAATGACTGTTTGTGCCTGTGGTTGCTGAGATATACTAATAACTCTAAGAACTGTTTGTACCGCAAAGGTTGATACTAGATCATTTTGAGCACCTACTAGACTGAGTGTACACTTAAATCTGTCATCATTATCATCAGCAAATACTAAAGCAGGAGTGGTATAGGTAGCTCCTACAGCACCTGGTATAGTATTATAGTCTACGCCATTGTCAGATTTACTCCACTGATAAGTATGTGAACCACTAGATGTATTACCCGCTACAGTATATGATGATGTTCCTCCTTCATTACCTGTTGCGTTGACTGGTTGAAGGGTTATGTTATGAGTTCTGTAGACAGTTAACAATGCGGCTGAGGTGAACTCATCAGCATCAGCACCGATAGCCGAAAGCTTACAACGGAACCTATCATGATGGTGATCTGCGTATGTCAATGTGCCTGTGTTGTAAGTAGGACTTGTTGCTCCACCTATATCAGTATATTGATCAGTCACAGTCATCGCTGCTCCTTGACCTGTGTGGAAATGACACCAGTAATATAGAGGTGATGACTGAGAACCAGGTACTGTCCACTCCACTCTTCTATCGCTAGCAGCTACGAATCCACTGACATACCCTGCCATATTTACAGTGACACCATCCAACTTATAAACTACTCCCATCATATAATGTCCGTTACCATTATGATCTCCGTCAGCACCTGTACTGAACATCAATGGATGATGAACTGAACCATAGGTAGCATTAGTAGAATCATTTTGAATAAAGGTATATGTAGCATTCTGCTCAAATTCTAGAACTGCCTTCTCTACTCCATCAAAATAGAATACACCAGTTGATTGTCCACCTACTGTATCTGTTCCGACTGTGACTGTAATAGTCGCATCACCATCAGATTTCTGCCACTGATACTGGACTGAAGGTGCGTGGTTAGACCAGATAGAGTTGTATAGTTCTGGATCAGCAGCTGTCTCTGCCTTAGCAGAAGCACCACCACCTGAAGGTGTTGTCCAGTTACCAACTCCAAAGGAAGAGTTCAATAACGCAGTGATTGCTTGAGTCTGTACTGTACCAACTGCTGTGAATGAAGCAGTCTGTCCCTCATCTTTAGTTGCGTCACTTGGATTAGCAACTACAGATACAGTAACTGTTTCTACCTGTAAGGTAGCAGCATTAGAGAATGTATTAACAGCACCAGCCGCGGATATTAAACATCTATATTGATATTCATCGAACTGAGCCGTAAGGGTAGGTGTAGTATATGTTCTAGTATTTGCTCCTGAAATACTTGAGAAGTTATTACCATCATCTAGTGACAACTGCCACTGATAGTTAATGTCAGCACTGTCACCATCAGAAAGACTAGCAGTAACTGCGAAGTCTGCTGTTCCACCAACTGCTCCTGTGTCATTCTGTGGATGTGCGTCGACTGATATAGTTCTTGTAACTGTTAACTGAGCACTATTTGATACTACCTCACTAGCACCTGTAGCGTTGACTCTACATCTAAAGTAGTCTCCGCTGTCAGCAGCAAAGGAAGCTGGAGGTGTACCACCACTATCATATGTGGTTGCTGTAGTAGTATATGCTGCACTTGTAGCACCTGGTATTTGATGCCATACAGAGTCATCCTCTGACTTATCCCATGCATATGTAATTGATGCTGAGTCAGCAGTAGAAGCAGTTATATTGAATGTAGCAGCAGCTGGTGATACTACAGATGTACTAGATGGTTGTGCTTGTATAGTCACTACTCTAGTTACAGTCAGTGTAGCAGCATTTGACGTTGTACTAGAAGCTGCTGTATTAGAATCTAATACGCATCGGTATTGCCATCCGTTAAATGAGTAGTCATCATCTACAGTAAGTGTATCTGTTGTCTCTCCACTATGTCCTGCTTGACCACTAATACTTGTCCAAGCACCACCTGTACTGTACTGCCACTGGTATGTGATAGTAGATGAGTCTGATACAGTAGCGTTTAAAGGACCAAACTGTGCGTTGGTTCCTGCTCCCGCTTCTATTGATGTATCGGAAGGTTGATCTCCAATCGTAACAATAACACCAGTACCTAGTGTATGGAAATTATAATTTCTTGATTCTCCAGAACTATCTTCTGTGACTGTGATGTCAAAGAATGTATCCTGATAAGATGATATAACTGTACCAGATAGAACACCACTTGTTGTATTAAATGTTAGTCCTGTACCTGATAAGCTGTCACCTGAAAGAGTATATGTCTCTCCTGAATTAAATGTTTCGTTAGCATAGCTCTTGAACTCGTCAACTCCTATGTCTATATTGACAGCACCATTGTGGGCAAATCCATCACCACCTATTTTACCTGTGGTTACTTGGTTTGATGTACCAGTTCCTTGAGCAGTCTTAAGGAAGAATGGATGACCAGAAGCATTGACATCAAATACTAAGATGTCACCTACAGTCGCAGTGATACCCGCATCATCACCACTCTGTCCTGCTGTGTTATTTGCTTGTACAGTGATAGTACCATACATGTCATTGTGATACTGACACTGGTAGTAGAAAGTTCCTGTGGTACCTGGTGTCCATGATACAGTTCCACTGCCCTCATTACCTTGACCTGTAGCACCACTTACCTGATTACCTGTACCAGTTCCTTGAACAGTCTTAAGATATAATGGGTGACCACCCGCATTCATATTGAAGTTTAATGTATCACCAACCTGACATACAATAGCAGGGTCACTACCACTGACAGATCCATTTCTATCTGAACCAGATAATGTGTAGTCACTGCTATTAGCAGCAGTCACAGCATAGTTATATGTGTTGACTACAGGAGTAACATTCTGTTCTGCTATAGTATAGTTGCTACTATTAGCAGCAGTTACGTTCCAATATCTCTTGGCAGTACCACCTGATCCAGAAAGCGTAATGGTACCATACATGTCATTGTGATCACGACATTGATAGTAATAACTACCAGCTGTGACTCCAGTTGTATCCCAGTATATTCTTCCATTGACAGTTCCTTGACCTCCTGTGCTACTGATATTACCGTTGTAGAACCATGTAATAGTCTTGCTTATGTACTGTGTGAACAGTCCTCTGACCTTACTGATTAAAGATCCTGACTGTTGGAAATCAAAGTCAACACCTGAATCTACTGGTATTTGTTTGATAGTACGACCTGTGTGTCCTGCTTCTTCTGAGTCTAACTCAGCAAATAATGTGACGTTACCAAATGTAGGTCCGTCAGTTCCCTCATGTGTATCAGATATTACACACATGTAGTTACCAGTTCCACCAGCTACCTCGTTACTTGTAGCACTATTGATTACAGTTATCTCGATATAGTTATTAGCAGCATCCTGTCCTGTGATACCCCACCATGTTCCAGATATATCATAGATGTCAAGACCACCTACTACAAGTCCAGTGTTAGGTACTCTTAACTGTATCTTCTTACCAATCTTGTTCAGGAATGCTGCTGAATCTACTGAGTTATAGTATATCTTAATTACATTACTACCTGAACTGGCAGCAAATGGGTTAGTAGGTAACTTATATTCGTGAGCTGTATTAGCAGGATAGGCAGTAGTACTGACAGCAGCATAGTTGCCAGGATCTCCATTACTTCTAATCCAGTTCTTACATAGTACTGGTAGTGTGCTTGTAGAAAGGTTATAGTTGTTCGCTGCTATGAACTGACATACCACACCACATGTAATAGGACCTGAGAATGATGTACCCTGTATAACATTGTAGTTTGATACTGAAGTGTATGGTGTGTTAGTAGTCCAGTTGTACTGTGGAGTTGTTATGTGTTGACCTGGTGCTGTGACTGTTACACCTGAACCATAGTTAGAGAAGTCTGCCCAGAAGTCATTGTAATCTGTAGCACCTACAGAGATAGACGCGATATTTGTATCAAATATGTTTACGTCACCATCCTGATATCCTGCTGATCTAGTTCCTGCTTGGAATCTACCCTGTAGAGGTCCTAAGAAACTGTCACTAGAGTCTTTGAATCCGTTACCCGCTGATCTAACGAGTACAATATTAGCATCTACTACGTCTTTCTCTGTCTCGTCATATAGTTCTACGTCAAACCCTGCGTCAGTTCCTGCTTCGTTCAACTCAACGTATGGGAAAGAACCACTAGGTTGTGTAGAACCAAAGGATGCATTGATGATTGCGGGTCTGGTATTACCTTTGTAGTTAGCATTACCACTGTCATTGTGGTTGATAACGGCTTGATAGGCATTCATGATACCTGACAGAGATCCACTACCACCTGAACTAAAACATTTCAGAGCATAGAATTTTACCTTGTGTGCGACACCACTCTTGATACCACCGATCAAGTTAGCACACCATGTACCGTGTGCGTTGTCATCTTCATTGCTGTTAGCCACACCGTTAACTGTATATCCTGAGCTGTAACCTGGCACCTCATACACCCTGTATGCCTGTTGCTCTGATAAACCATTAAGGTCAGCGTTGTTTGTTATATCAAATAATTCTGGATGTAAACCTACTCCAGATCCTGTTGGTCTTGAAGCACCCCTAATACCAGTATCAAGTACATACACGTCAACACCGTCAGCTTCTTCCGTAGTGTTATATGATCCATTCATGAAACTCCTGCTTTGCTTTGATATACGATCTAGATGCCAGAAGTCATGTATACAGATGGCACCGTAACGTAATGGACTATCATCATAAGCACCGTAATCAGAGTTAGACACGTTGTACCAATATAGTACAGATGCTGTAACACTATCCACAGTGATACGAGTATACGCACCAGATGAACCAGGCGTACCCGCTGTTGTTACATTATATGTGTACTGTACACCATCTCTATGAGTACCATCAGGTGTCAAAGAGAAAGCTAGTCTATGTCCTGTGTTAGATGCGTCAGACTGGTCAAAGGTATATGTACCCCCTTGTACGAAACCGCTGTAGGTTGCTATTCTACTATAAACACCACCCTGTGTAGATGATAACTGGAATCTCTGGTTACCACTATAGTTTGCTACCTTTACATATATTGTTCCACCACCACTAGATGTTATTATCCTTGTGTTTCTCTGTCCTGATATCTCACTTGTGTTGTCTTCTAATGTATCTGTTTCCCACTCTGCTACTGCTGTCTCACCACCCTCTACTGGGTCTATTTTATATTCTTTATCATACGTCGCACCATGAACATACGCCAAACTTCTAATCTCATCTATAGATGATTGATCCTCTGAAGGTGCTGTAAACTGGAT